ACAAAGGATAAAATTATGACAAAAGTATTTGACGCAACAAAGTTTAGAAAGAGTATTACAAAATCAATCCAAGGATTAGGCATAGGATTTAGCGATCCTACTGATTGGATAAGCACAGGAAACTATGCATTGAACTATTTAATGACTGGTGATTTCAACAAAGGAATTCCACTAGGCAAGGTTACTGTACTTGCAGGAGAATCGGGATCTGGAAAATCATACATAGCGGCAGGAAACATTATTAAGAATGCACAAGAACAAGGTATATTTGTTATACTAATTGACACAGAAAACGCATTAGATGAAACTTGGCTACAAGCATTAAAAGTAGATACGTCAGAAGAGAAACTGTTAAAATTAAGTTTATCTATGGTTGATGATGTAGCAAAAACTATTTCAGAATTTATGAAAGGTTACAAAGAGCAACACGCAGACGACAAAGAAGGCGCTCCAAAAGTATTATTTGTAATTGATTCATTAGGTATGATGCTTACCCCAACAGATGTTAATCAGTTTGAAGCAGGAGACATGAAGGGTGACCTAGGTAGAAAACCTAAGGCATTAACAGCACTTGTAAGGAATTGTGTTAATATGTTTGGTAGTTGGAACGTAGGACTTATAGCAACCAACCACACATACGCATCGCAAGATATGTTTAATCCAGATGATAAAATATCAGGTGGACAAGGCTTTATCTATGCAAGTTCAATAGTTATTGCAATGAAAAAACTAAAATTAAAAGAAGATGAAAAAGGTAACAAAATTACTGACGTAAGAGGTATTAGGGCCGCTTGTAAAGTTATGAAAACAAGATATGCTAAACCTTTTGAATCTGTGCAAGTTAAAATCCCTTATGATACAGGAATGGATCCATACAGCGGATTAGTAGACTTATTTGAGAAAAAAGGTATCCTGGTACAAACAGGAAACAGGCTAAAATACATAGATTATAAAGGCAAAGAACACATTGACTTTAGAAAACAATGGATTGGTGATAAATTAGATATGCTAATGGCAGACTTTAATATAACTAAAGATGACGCTCCTAAAAAAGCAGAACCAATTGAAGAGAAGGAATAGATGATAGACTTTACACACGAAGACATCGAACGTTTGTGGAACGCAATTATACATTACGTCCCCGAAAGACAGAAATTGGACATGGCTATTGATTTCATTAAGAGTTTAGAAGATATCGGTGTAGAGCATGATGTACTCAAAGGATCAGCTGAATACGATCCAAAACTCGAAGAAGCTGTCAACACTGTGTTTGAGAAAGATGAAGTAGACGAAGATGGATATAGCGAGGATGAATGATAAACTGGTACAACGAAGTAAGTAGGAACATATCCAAGATACATGACTGCGTAGCATACTATAACGCAGAACTTATTGAAGCAAAAAAACAATGCAAAGTGTATGGCAATCTAGAACGGGCCAGTGCATCGTTGCCGGGCATAGTGGAAGAAAGATTCAGTCAACTACAACATCTCGAAGCAATATTAGAATACCTAAACATAGAGCTGAGAAGATTAAGATCAAAAACTTTCAGAAAATTCTTAGAGAACTACAACAAACTATTAAGCAGTAGAGATGCAGAGAAATATGTCGACGGTGAAGATGATGTCGTAGACATGACAAAAATTATAAACGACTTCGCGTTGATACGTAATCAATGGTTGGGAATAACTAAAGGGTTAGATCAAAAACAATGGCAGATCACAAACATTGTCAAGTTGAGAGTGGCGGGGATGGAAGATGCCGACATCGGCTAGTAGAATCATATTAACAGACGTAGACGGAGTGTTGTTGGAATGGGAACGTCATTTCACAAAGTGGTTACAACTACGATCATACTTTAACAAAAACGGAAACAGAAATTATCCATATAAGTTAGTAGACTCTAGTCAGGATGACTACGAAATGGCTAATAGATTTGGAGTTAGTAAAGATACAATCAGACAAGAAATCAGAGAGTTCAACAGAAGTGCTTGGATGGGAACACAGCGACCTATGTTGGAATCACAAACATGGGTAAAATTGCTACATGCCGAAGGATGGACATTTGTACCAATAACATCACAGACATCAGACATACCAGGACAAGAGTTACGTAAAAAAAGATTAGGTGAATTATTTGGTGAACATGTTTTCACAAATTACCATATATTAGGTACAGGTGCAAACAAAGACAGTGCATTAGCAAACTTCCATGACACCGGACTGTATTGGGTTGAGGACAAGCCTAAGAACGCACTAGCCGGGCTCTCTTACGGTTTAACGCCTATATTAATTGACCACCCATACAACAGAGATTTTAATCACCCCGACATCATACGTGTAAATAATTGGAAACAAATACACGAGATATTATCCAAATGAAAATTTATGTAGGTTGGGATCCAAGAGAAGACATAGCATACCAAGTGTGTGAACACTCGATCAAGCGTAGAGATCCTGAAGCAGAAGTGCAACCATTAAAGCAAAATGAGATGCGAGAGCAAGGAATATACACTCGAGATATTGACAAGTTAGCTACAACAGAATTTACATTCACAAGATTCTTTGTGCCACACCTTAACAACTATAAAGGTTGGGCGGTGTTCTGTGACTGTGACTTCCTTTGGAAGATACCTGCAAAAGAACTGGAACAATACTTTGATGATTCCAAAGCAGTAGTTTGTGTACAACACGATTACACACCTGAGGACGGCTCCATCAAGATGGACGCACAAGTACAAACTGCATATCCCAGGAAGAACTGGAGCAGTATGGTACTGTGGAATTGTGCCCATCCAAAGAACAAGATGTTAACACCAGAATTCTTAAACAAACAAACTCCAAAATTCTTACACAGATTCACATGGTTAGAAGATTCAGAAATTGGAAGCCTACCACACGAATACAACTGGTTGGTTGAATGGTACAAAGAACCCAAAGACGGCTCACCTAAGATACTACACTACACAGAGGGAGGACCTTGGTTTGATGGTTACAGGGATTGCGAGTATTCCGACGATTGGAAGAAAGAAGTCATCAACCTGTTCAGTGCATGATGGACTTCTTTAAAAGATTAAATAAAAAATACTATCATAGAGATCCAGTAGAACATATTATCGGGCGACAGATACGTACAGTAACCGAGTACGATGATCTATACGAGAATCAATCACGTTTTGATGGCCTAGCCTGGACAAAAATTAAAGAAACATACAATTTAAAGTGCCAGTTCTATGAGGACATACGGGACATTAACCTTTTAAAAGAAGTAATATGTTTATGGTTCTTCCGAGAACGTGCTGATAGAGATGCAGGCAATGATATAAAATTATCCGGCAAGATAATAACCTATTCTGCAAACACACTTTTCATCACACCATCAAAAGAACTTAGAATAAAGGAAAGGAAGAAATTCTTTCCCAGAAGACCGTGTGTGCAAATAGACATTAACAACGAGATGTATTTAAATATAAAAAAAGGATTAGGCATTAATGAATGAAGGTGAAAGATTTTTAGATAAGTGTCTCACAACAACAGTTGGCTTACAACCGTGGCCACACCAAATCATTAACGACACATTAAGTCAAGAAGCCTTTGCAAAGCTCAAGGAAAGTTGCTTCAAATCAACTTTGACTAAGACAACAGAACTACAACATATCTTTCCGGACCAATACAAAGACTGCGGCATAGATTTCTATAACGAGACTGTTGACATATGCACTAACCTGTTGAAAAACATAAAAAAACTTTGTGGAGCATATCCAAAGCATAGAACTTATAGAACGTTAGGCGTCAATGCACACATATCTATTACCCCACCACTGCCATACAAGTTTCATATACACCAAGAAGGTTTAGAAAAAGTATGGAGTTCAGTAACTTACATCACACCTAAACAGAACGTGGGAACAAAGATGTATGCCAAACAAACAGAAGAATCGTTTGTTAGTGAAGCTCTATGGATTCCTAACAGCACATTTATATTCTGTGGACAACAAGGTAAGACATGGCATTCATATGAAAGTAATCAAAATACAAACAGAATAACATTAAATCTTTTTATACAGAAGACACGTAAAAATAAATGTTTTATGGAGTTTGCTGATCTTTAATAAAATCCTGTAAGGCCTTCACGTCAGCTTGGAGATGTCTGTCCCTTACCTTTTTCCAAACAAAATTATCCCTATTATTGATGTTTAGGTGTGTACGCACTTGATCTCCTGTATCATCAAACATCTTCTTTGCCTTGAACACAACAGTTGGCATATAGAGGCATCTTCCTAACTTACGTGCAACTTTTTGTGTGTACGAATCTACGTGCCAGTGCCAAAAGAAAGGCGGAGCGAGATATCCTAGAGTATTGATCCAATTCTTGTGTACAGCGAAGTGTGCCGCAGGTAATGGTTTGTCTTTCCATAGTGTGGGCTCTTCTTCTTTGAGCTTTCCTGTGCCTTTCATTCTACCGTCACTTGGTACAACCATTAGGATTTTATCTTTGTACTTGTCTATTTGCTCTTTTATTTTTTCGTCCCATCCTGCTGTCTGCACCTGTACATCATCACCCATCAGCATTACAATATCATGCTTCGCCTTGCCAGACATTAGATTCCAACTGTAACAAGTGGATTGGTTCGGACCAACTGTGTAGTGTTTTTCATTAAGTAGATCCTTGTACTGTTCTAATGTCGGATCGTCATTGTTAAGATAGAAAAGGAATTCAGTATCACCTTTCTGTGTAGCCGTTGCTGTGTCCACTAATCGTTTTGCTAGTTTGGGCCTGCCTCTTGATGGGCAACAGAATGAAATCATATCAGTTTATTTTTCCAAGTCTCAGGGGTATGTTCATTTATAATTTCCAAAGGCAAGTGATACTGAAACTTCTTTGTTCCTCTGGATCTTATGTATTCTGCAGTCTTCTTAACTGACTGTCGCATGTTGGTCGCTGTGTTGTAACCTAATAGTTCTCTTGCTTTGTCCGA